GAGATGGCACTAAAAATCAAACCATCATTTTTGGGAACGGTAATCGGCTATCTTAAAAATCCAGCGATGAGGGTTGTTTTTAAGTTCTTTGCTGATGCTATTGGGTTCGATGTGAGGGAATCTGGAATGGTGATTGTAAGGATGCCTAAAAGCCTGTCATTCGAGAGTATGGACCAGGGCGAATACTACGAGGTAGTAAGGAAAATCTGCAATCACATTGCAGAGGTGTACTGGCATGAACTTGACCCGGAGCAGATTGAGCACATGGCGGATTCGTTTGTTGAGGCGGCATGAGCAAAACCAATCTCAGAAAGCTGGCAAAGGAAGTGCCTTGTTGCATGGGCTGCGGCATGCAGAATCCAAATGGCGATCTACTGTGTCTGGCGCACAGTAATGCACTTGAGGATGGGCGCGGTGCGTATCACAAGAGCAACGATCTCTTTGGAGCCTATCTATGTGACACATGCCACAAATCTGTGGATATTGGGCATGGGCTCACAAAGCAAGAGAAGCGGGGTTATCACAAAGCTGCGTGGGTTAAAACCATGCGATGGTGGATTAAGAATGGTTATGTGGGGGCCATCGAAAAATAATGAACGACACAGAGGAATACCGCGCTGAATGTGAGACCCGGTACGTGCTCGATCTTCCCGATAGAGCAGAGAGAATTAAATATCTGGATGGTGTTGAGAAAAAAAGAGGGGCGGAGGCAGCAAACAAGCTTAGATCAGATGTTTATGATGAATGGTATAGGAGAAAAAATGGAAGCTGCGCGGGTAGTAGATAAAAACTGGATGATTTTGTTTGGGGCGAGCAATGCAGTAGATTCTTTGAAAATACAGGATAAAGCGCGTGTTGTCAGAGGATCAGCCAGATTCGATGAGGAAGAGGCAGCCGATTATGACCCTGAGTTGGTGAAAATGATAATCGAAGACACGGTAACGAATAAAGAGGTCAAGATCATTGATTTATTCGACTGCTCAACTGATCTCCTGCGGATACCTGAGTTAATTGGCACGACGCTAGGTTATGTCCGGAAAACGCTAATCAGAGCGGGCAGATTAGCAAAAACAAGCCGATATGGTGGGGGAAAAAGAAAGGTCGTGCAACTCACTCTCGATGGCAAATTTGTTGATGAGTTTGACAGCCACACGCACGCAGCAGAGATGACCGGGATCGGGCGAGTAAACATAAGCGCGGCATGCTCGGGCGGTCAAAAAACGGCTGGCGGATACATTTTTAAATCAAAAGAAAAATATCTAGAAGAGGAGAAGTAATGGCCCTTTCGTTGAGTGATGAGCGCAGTATCGAGTTGAGAGTCACAGGCCTGAAAAAGCGGGGAAAGAACATCTGCAGGATCATAAGCTTGACGGGTGTGCCTCGATCTAAAGTGCGCGATATTTTAAGGAATAATGGGTTTCTTAAACCGCTCGGTGATTTATGCGGGAAGAAGAGGAAGGAGGGTTAAATGGCGACTTATCCGAGTGGATTTAGAAAACAGATGGAAAAGCGGCTTGCAGAAAATGCGGGCTTGTCATCTGCTAAAAAGAAAAATAATACCCTGCAAAAATTACAGGCGCTAGGCCGCATGAAATCACGCGACATGAATAAGACCGAGACTGCTTATTCGCAATACCTGGAAGCGCTAAAAGTGGCTGGCCACGTGCTTTGGTATGAATTTGAGGGCGTAAAGCTCAGGCTTGCTGATAACACGCATTACACGGTCGATTTTATGGTGATGAGGGCCAATGGAGAGCTTGAGGCCCACGAAGTAAAAGGAGGGTATGCGTTCGATGATTCGCTGGTCAAGCTGAAATGCGCGGCTGAAAAATTTCCTTGGCCTTTCTATCTGGTCAAGAAAGAGCGGAGTGGTTGGAATATTACTAAGGTGGGGAATAAATCATGAGTGGAGTATCGGTAAAAATGTTGTTGGCCGGAATGGAGGGTTTGTTTGGTGGTAGCAGCGTTCCCATGTCTTTCATTCCGGGTATTAGAAAGCGTGCTACGGCTAAGCCAAAAGGGCATGCGCAAATTCGCAAAGCGCGCAAGCTGGAACGTCAGAACAGAAGAAAAGCGCGGGCAGCCAGAAAGTGAGCGCTTATCTTACCAAACTTGCCTACCGAGATCCTTTAAGGGTGCTGATGGTCAGGGAAGCAAGAACCTGCAAGGGGTGTGTGCATGAGCATCGGGATAGAGCGTTTGGACAAGAAATCGTGGTGTGCACCAAAACGGATAAAGATGGCAAGCAGCGCAGGCATGGCAGAAGATGTAAAGACTACAACGAAAGGGGGCGTCAAGATGTTTCTTAATGCGGAAGCGGCAATGAGATGGGCATTTACGATGACGACGGTGGATATAGTGAAAATGAGCGGAGCAAACAAAATGTACGGAAAACTGAAACCAGCTACATCGAATGAACTGTTGAGCGGACTGACCCCGCAGGAGATGCATCAGCAAGCATCGAGCATTGTCAGTCTGGCGCATGAGTTGAGCGATCCGGTGTGCACAGAATATCTGGTGGCAAGGTACGGCAGGGAGTTTGATGAGCAGCACATCGGCAGGCTGATAGAGCGCGTGCTAATGATGTTGGGCACAGGTGCGCATAACCGACGAGCAATACGTAAGCTCGTTTTGTGTTATTTCGATGTGCGGATAGCGCGAGATGAGATCAGGGGTGAAATGGGGTGTCGTAATGATGCGTTAACCAAGATCAGAGCTAAGGTGTATGACGCGCTAGATCAGGTTAATAACCGGGCAATGTCAGAGATAGAAAATCTTCTGAAAGATAGGTGTTTGGTCGCGTAATTTGTTGAAATTCTCGGGGACGGGGAATATAATAGAAATACTAGAGTGCAATAGTTCGCCCAACAACATCTCTCTCTGCACAACCATGCCAATCACTTAGTAAAAAAGCACATCAAGCCCGCCAAGAGCGGGTTTTTTTTCGTCTTCAATTCCCTGCCTTGCCCGCCTTTGTGCGGGTTTTTTATTTTCTGCGACAAGGATTTTAATGTGAATGATCCTATTAACATTTTGTTGTGGCTGTGCGGACAGCTGATATTGAGTGCCGCGATCTACGGAGGTATCCGCTCAGATATCAAGAATATGCATGAGCGACTGACGGAGGCCAAGAGCCTTGCTCACGACGCGCATAAGCGCATAGATAGTCTGCTGACATCAAGAGTGAGAAAAGCGATATACAGCAGTCATGAGGCGACAGATTGAAAGGCTTCGACAGGGCATTTGAGTTGCTGCTGGAACACGAAGGCGGTTACAGCGATAACCCGCATGACGCAGGCGGAAAGACCCGCTACGGGGTGACGGAGAAAGTAGCCAGGACATTCGGCTATCAGGGCGATATGCGCAGCATGCCTATTGAGAAAGCCAAGGACATTTACAGAGAGCAATACTGGAAGAGCGGGTACGATCAGCTCCCGTTTATTATTGCCTTTAATGTGTTTGATGGAGCGGTGAATAGCGGTTCCGGCAGGTCAATAAGATGGCTGCAAGAAGCCGTTGCGGTCGAGACTGATGGGGTGTTCGGGAAGGCTACGTTAGCAGCAGCTATGAGCGCTAATCCGTTCGATGTTGTCAGAAAATACAACGCGTTGCGCCTTGACTATCTTGCGAGCCTGGAAGACTGGAAGCACTTCGGAAGAGGGTGGGCGAGACGGCTGGCAAAAAACCTGGGCACACAAGATCAATCAGAGCGGGAGTCTTAAATTGGGTAAAGCATTGACATTAATTCTATTGGCTTTCTTCGTGATGGGTTGTCAGACAATAAAACCCAAAGCAGAGCAGGCGCTGGATATTGCATCCAAGGCCGTTTACGTAGACGAGATCATCAAAAGCGGCGCGGTACTGGATAGCCTGTTTGATAGCGATCTTTCCGGCGACGAAATAGCCGCGATCAACAAATCATTGCAGGCATACAACGAGTTCACTGGCAAATGGGGCAGGATCGTCACGAAGAATCCTCTGGAAGCGATTACGCAGACCAGCTTGATCATCTCTGAATACAACGTGCTGCGGATTAGGTATGCCGAGATTGAGCGGATAGTCGGGGCGCATTGGGCTAAATACCCGGAAGACAGTCAGTTCCTGTTGCTCGAATACCAAAGGCAAGCCAAGTCGCTGGATGATCTGGTGATGAGCTTGCTTTCTCAATCCAAGACCAATACTGCTTTGTTTGCTATCCAGAAGATGGCAGTCGTGGCCGGTCAAATTGCGCTCAAGCTGATTTGAGGAATCTCTAATGCTGATATTAGACAATCCCGACAAGGAGTCTCTAATGCGAATATTAGACAATCTTGACCTTGTTTTTGAGCGAGCAAGAATGAGGGTGAACGCAAGGGTGGATATAGCTGTTGCTGTTTATAAGCTTCGTTTGGCCGGAGGTATGCGCGATGTTATTTGATTTAGCGAGTATTACTGATGCTCATAAGATGATTATGTTCGCCATGTCTGGATTGATCGGGATGCTGTTCTCGTACTACCGGAGATGGTCTTGGCTATCCGAGAAAGTATCTTTGTTTAGCTATCTGTTCGGTGACTGGCACGCAGTGGGACGGGCGCTGACTACGCTGATCCTGCTTTGCGCTGGCGCTGGAGGACTAGCCTATCTACAGACACTCTCTATCGAGCAAATCATAATCGCCGGGTTTGGGCTCGGTCTGGTTGTGCCGGATAAAGTCGAGAATGCGGGGGTCAATGAGCGTGCAAAGTAAATACCTGCACATCCCTGCATTCTGGCCCGTTCCGGACTGCAAAGGGCATTGGGTAAGTGATGGTGAGGTGTTGTATTACTCTTCAACACTCAACAAAACATTGATTACACCCGCAGGGGCCGTCAATGATCTAGCCAGCATCCCCCGATTCTTCAGACGGGTATTTGATGTGAATGGACCGCACCGGGTGGCAGCGGCAAATCATGACTACAGATATAGCACTGGCGGAAAATTACGCACATATTGCGGAGAGCAAGGGCCGGAAGAGATTCAACTGACGCGGGAGCAAGTTGACGCTCTGTTTCTAGAAGAAATGTTGACGCCAAGGAACCTGTTGTGGGAAGGGTTATCACATCGCGCTCAATTCTATGTTGAGCAAGCCGGGATGTATCCGCATTTCGCAAGCGATAAGCCGGTGGTCGATAAAATCACCGCGACACTGATGCATTATGCTGTAAGAGTTGGGGGCGGGAGTCATTTTGGGGTGCAGGAGTAATGTCTCGGATACGCCTAAGCAAGTCAAATGTTGACTAAAAAACAAAAGAGATTCTGTAGTGAGTATTTAATAGATTTGAATGCCACACAAGCTGCTATTAGGGCCGGATATAGCAAAAACTCTGCAAACGAGCAGGCGGCCAGGATGTTAGCTAAAGCTAGCGTTCAGGAGTATGTTTCGGCGCTCATGAAGAAGCGCGAAATTAGGACGGAAATTACTCAAGATATGGTTTTGAAGGAGTATGCAAAGCTTGCTTTTCTTGATCCTCGCAAGTTCTATGATGATAACGGAAACCTGAAGAACATCGTTGATCTGGATGCCGATGTTGCGGCTACGCTATCCGGCATCGATGTTGTTGAGTCCAAGGCGGAAGGCCTTGAGTTGCAAATTACCAAAAAGATAAAGTTCGTTGATAAAAAAGGTGCGCTGGACAGTATTGCAAGACACCTCGGGATGTTTAACGATAAATTGCAACACACCGGACAGAATGGTGGGCCGATAGACCATAACATCACAGTGACATTTACTAAGCCGAACAAAACCAGTTGAATATCCAATTTGCAGAAAAGCTTGAGCCTATATTCGATCCTAAGCGCTACAAGGTTATATATGGTGGGCGAGGAGGCGGCAGGTCGTGGGGAGTTGGCAGGTATTGTTTAATAGTTGGAGCTAAAGAAAGAAGGAGGTTTTTATGCACTCGCGAAGTTCAGAAGTCTATTAAAGATTCTGTTCACAGATTGCTGAGCGATCAGATTAGTGGGCTGGGTCTTGATAAATTCTATGAAGTGCTTGATACAGAGATAAGGGGCCTGAACGGATCATTATTTCTATTCGCTGGACTGAGTAATCAAACAGCGGATTCCATTAAGTCATTCGAGGGAATCGACACAGTCTGGTGTGAAGAGGCGCAAAGCATCAGCAAGAAATCATGGGACATTCTTATCCCAACGATCAGGAAGGAAAGATCAGAGATTATTGTTACGTTTAACCCTGAGTTGGATACAGACGAAACATATAATCGTTTTGTAGTAAATACTCCGCCTGATACCTGGTTGTGTGAATTAAGTTACAAAGATAACCCATGGTTTCCAGAAGTGCTTGAGCAAGAGCGCCTGCATTGCCAGCTCACCGATCCAGAAAGCTACCCGACGATATGGGAAGGTAAATGCCGCTCGGCGGTAATCGGCGCGATCTATGCTAGAGAGTTGGAGAGTGCAATGCGTGACAATCGTGTCGGCCTAGTGCCATACGATCCGCGTCTTAAAGTGCATACCGTATGGGACTTGGGATGGAATGATTCCATGACTATTGGCATGGTGCAGAAGGTGCGCTCAGAGATCAGGATTATTGATTACATCGAGGACAGTCACAAAACGCTGGACTGGTACACGGCTGAGTTGAATTCTCGCCGGTACAATTGGGGATATGACTATCTGCCACATGATGGCTTCAGCAAAGAGTACCGTACCGGCAAAAGCGCGGAAGAAATCCTTAAATCATTCGGCAGGAAGGTCAAAGAAACACCTAATATTGGCGTAGAGAACGGGATTAAAGCAGCAAAGATGATGTTTGGTCAGGCCGTGTTTGATAAGGCCAAGTGTGAGCGACTGATTGAGTGTTTGAAGCGTTACCGCAGAAACGAGAACAAAAGAACGGAGGAGTTCGGTTCTCCGCTTCATGACCAATACTCGCATGGAGCAGATATGTTTCGTTATATCGCAGTCAATGCGGAATCATTTACTAATGAGAATGAGGACGACTTCATTCCCCAATCCGACAGATGGAGACCTTCTGTGAGCGGTATGGGCTACTAGAATCACAAACAAAAAGATCAGCGAGAGGCAGAATTTATTAACCCGTAAAGTACAGCAGTTAATGGATCATAGTAACTGTCTCTCAACCTAACAGCCCGACTTTGTGCGGGTTTTTTTATTTTGAGGATCATTAATGAAGAATAGATCATCGGCAGCGACGAACAGGACGACGACTGCGTATGCGGCAAGCCTGGTGGTTGCGGCTAACCCGGCGATATTAAGAGGGGTCACTGGTTACAATTCAGGTGCTGCACAGTTCATTCAGATTCATGATGCAGCGAGCCTGCCAGCTGATACTGCTGTCCCTAAAGTGATGTTCGCCGTTCCAGCACAGTCTAATTTCAGTATTGAGTTTGGTATATCGGGGCGTAAGTTCGATACGGGAATCGTGATATGTAATTCATCTGCCGGCCCGACGAAAACTATAGGTGCGGCGGATTGCTGGTTTGATGCTCAGATAGACGCGGGGGTGTATTGATGGCTAATCTTAATATTAATGGAGGGTACCAATCTCCATTGGTTGTTGGTAAATCTGCCGTGCCAATATCACTGGTAGAACCAGCAGCCACATTTACAGCAGCCGCGCCCTCTTCCGCAGCCGCAGGGGCAGATACATTACTCACTTCTGCTGGAGTGCATGGGTTAACCTCTACGGTATCCGTAGGGGCAAGTATCTACGTGTCAGAGGGTGTTGGCTGGGCCGTGGGATTCCACACTATAACCGCTATTGCTGTGGACACCACAGGGACAACTATTCAGATTGACACACCATACGATGTAGGGATGGGTACGCCTACGATTGCGTTGGCAAATACTGCTGTAGATATAGCTATTGTGACTATCCCACCTTTACTACCGGATAGCCAAGTTAGATGGGATGTGACACTTACTGTTAGTCCAGATGCTTCTGCTGGATCAGAAGATGTAAATATCAGGTATGGTAATCAATTAATGCAGGGTATTGCTTTATCGGGAACTACTAAGACAATGCGGTATATTGGTGGATTTGCGAATAAAGGTGTTACTAGTCAACAGACAAATTTCTTTGTCGCTGGTACCAGTTCTGTAGTTGGAACGTCTGCAAATGCAGTAAACCAATATACTATCGACAGTTCTATAGCTCAACCTTTGACATTTCTCGTAATACCTTCTATGGCCAATTCCGTAGTATCTCTTAATAGGTATTTAGTAGAGGTATTAAGATGATA